CAAAGGTGGCGAGTTTGAATTAGATGGCAAGAAGTTTACAGATACTAGTAGCACGTTAGAAGAAGCCATGTGTAACGAGTGCGGTATGTACGAGAGTATGTGTAAGTGCAACGAAGGTAACTTGTTTACTAAACATTTAAAAGACACTCCCAAAGGTGGCGAATTTGAAATCGACGGTAAGAAGTACAAAGACACCAGCAGCCTAGACGAAGGCACATGCGCCAAGTGCGACTGTGATCCTTGTGAGTGCGGCCCCGGTACCACACTAGAAGACATTGCCAAATTGGCAGGTATTGCTCAAGAAGGCCGAGACTACGGCGATACCAAGATTGCTACTCCTCCCAAGTACGACAACACACCAGACGAAGAAGTAATGAGTGTAGATGTATTGACCAAAGGTGGCGATGGTGAAGTTGCTGGCAAAGAAAAGCGTATGCACAGCGACAAGCCAACATTTAAGAATGCAGACAACCCACTGGCAGAAGCAGAATTTAATCCTGTCGAAGCAATGGGACGTCGACTCATGCGAGCATACGAGGCAATCAAAGTGGCAAAATGAAAATCTCAGAAGTTATAACAGAAGGATGGAGTCAAAAGTACAAGAGCAGTATCAACTGCTCACATCCTAAAGGCTTCTCACAAAAAGCTCATTGTGCCGGTAAGAACAAGCATAACGAATCTGTTGAAATGGAAATGGTGTGCGAAGACTGTGGCATGTGTGAAACACACGGAAGTGTCATGGAAATCAAGAAGGGTCAGAAAGACAGCAACGGCTATACTCGATGCTGGCCCGGCAAACACGCCGAAGGTACCAAACGTGGCAAGAATGGCGGACAGGTACGCAACTGTGTGCCCAATGAAAGTGCTGAATTAACCGAAGAGTTTGATCTAATAGAAAACATCATTCACACGCTTGCCGAGCGTAATGGTGTAGATGCCGAAGTGATCTGGGAAGACTTAGAAAGTTTAACTGAAGATGAACTTTATGTGTTTGCTGTTACGTCAGAGCCTATCATGGAAGACTGGCAAAAAGCCAATAAACGCGATCGTACTTCGGGCATGAGTCAAAAAGCAGTGAATGCTTATCGTAGAGAGCATCCTGGATCTAAACTAAAAACTGCTGTGACTACTAAGCCGTCAAAGTTGAAACGTGGATCAAAGGCCAGCAAGCGACGCAAGAGTTATTGTAGTCGCAGCCGTGGACAAATGAAAATGCACAGCATCAGTTGCGCCAAAACTCCAGACAAAGCCATATGCAAAGCACGTAGACGCTGGAACTGCTAATGAAAATAAGTGAAGTTATTATTGAGGGGAAAGAAGGTAAAAAACCTGACTCTACTCATGGAGACACTGGAGAATGGAGATTCCGTGACAAAGGCGGATATGATCGTACATATAACTTAAATCGTGTTATGATGGCCACTGCTATGGCTGATGGTAAAAGCAACAAGCCATTGGATATGGATCAGGCCAGCTGGGTAGACAGATATAATACTGCTAGGCCGTATACTGAAGAAGAGCATAATATGATGAAACAAGCATTTGCTACAGTAGATTCAGAGTACGAAGAAACAGAAGCAGATCATAAGAGTCGTGAACCAAAAGACACAAATAAGACAAGCCCACATCGAAACCCTGGTCCAATTGCTAGACGCAAATGAAACAATATCGCATTACCAGTGAAAACTTTGTGTCACCAGGCGAAACTGGTGATCCTGACGCATACATGGCACCAGATGAACTTGCACAGTTAAAACGTCTTGCGGGAGTAGGCACTTTAGGACTATTAGAAGACTACCAAACACAACACAGTGACGCTACAGATCAAGACTCACCAAGTCCTGTGGGCAGTAACATCAGCATCACTGGTATGGAAAAACGCAACTTAGAAAAGCAACATAACATCAAGCCCGGAACACCCGAATGGTTTCAGTTATGGATGAGCCGGCCCTATTTAACCGGAGAAAAGCCGGTAGGCGATGCACCGGCTCCTCAATTTAAAAAGTTACACCGTAAGACTAACGACGCGAATTAGCAACCTTTTTGTCAGTCCCTAGATACTGATTCCAACTTGACTGCCTTACTGTAAATGGTAAGGCTTTCCATTTTTTAACCAATGCATAATAGTCGGGCTTGTATGGCATAACCCTTGGCAGGATATTGGTCTTTTGTCCCTTGCGATGATTACAACTCTTACAAGCAGTAACACAGTTGGCCCACTGGGTCTTACCACCGTTGACACGCGGCACAACATGGTCAATGGTCAAGTTGTCAAAGTCATAAACTTCGTTACAGTATTGACATTGGAACAAGTCACGTAGGTACATGTTGTATCTACTGAACTTGACATGTTTCTTGTAGTGGAAATAATCTACGGTGACACATACACTGGGCACATTGATAGTTAGTTTCTCGCTATGCAGTAACCAGTCGGGATAAGTTTCTAATACACGTACCTTGCCCAAAAACATAAGTTTGATAGCGTGTTGCCAATTGATAACGCTCAATGGCAGTATTGATATGGGCTCAAAATTACTATTGAGCAAGAGAGTATCACTCATCTTTGATTGCCTCTAATTAGAATGGTGTTAAATATACTTATAGTATAACACATTACACATTTATGTCCAAAGATTTAGAAACTGCAATTATCCGAAGTCCTTATCGTAAGATGAGCATGACCGAGAAGCAAATTGTGGAATTTGCTCGGTGTGCAGATCCCGTTGACGGCCCGCAGTACTTCATGAGCAACTACTTTTTTATTCAGCATCCTACTAGGGGTGCAATACAGTATCATCCCTACGAATATCAACACCGCCTAATTGACAGTTATCACAATTATAGATACACTATCAGTTTAATGCCCAGGCAAACCGGTAAGAGTACTAGTGCCGCTGGCTACTTGCTATGGTATGCCATGTTTATTCCCGACTCAACTGTTCTTGTAGCGGCACACAAATACACCGGCGCCCAGGAGATCATGCAACGTGTGCGCTATGCTTACGAGAACTGTCCGGACTTTATACGAGCCGGAGTCACCAGTTACAACAAAGGTAGTTTGGACTTTGAAAATGGAAGCCGTATAGTAAGTGCTACAACAACTGAAAACACCGGTCGTGGTATGAGTATATCCTTGCTTTATTGCGATGAGTTTGCATTCGTTCGCCCCACCATTGCCGCAGAGTTTTGGACTTCTATTACTCCTACACTAGCAACTGGTGGTAAGTGTATTATTACAAGTACTCCCAACAGTGATGAAGATCAGTTTGCACAGATTTGGAAAAGTGCCAACAACTGTTTTGACGAGAATGGTAATGAGACAGAACTTGGTAAGAATGGATTCAAAGCATTCCGTAGTGCTTGGCAAGAACATCCAGACCGTGATGAGGCCTGGGCAGATCAAATGCGGGCACAACTAGGTGAAGAACGTTTCCGTCGTGAGATGGAATGTGAATTCATTATTTTCGACGAAACACTTATCAACCCACTTAAACTTGTTGAGATGGCCGGAATCGATCCCGTTGAGAAGCAGGGACAAGTACGTTGGTATAAAAAACCCAGTCGCGGTAACATATATGTTGTTGCTCTAGATCCTAGTTTGGGTACAGGAAGCGATCCTAGTGCTATACAAGTTGTTGAGTTGCCCAGCATGATGCAAGTTGCCGAGTGGCGTGATAACAAGACACCGGTGCAACGCCAAATACAAATTCTTAAAGAAGTTAATCAATACATCTATGATTGTATAGGCACAGATACAGACCTATACTACAGTTTAGAAAACAATACTTTAGGTGAAGCTGCACTGGTGTGTGTTGCTGAAATTGGCGAAGAAAATATACGTGGTTACTTCTTAAGTGAAAGCATAGCCAGTGGAAATCCTCGTCCCTACCGTAAGGGATTTACAACCACAAATAAAAGCAAGATTGCCAACTGTAGTAAGTTAAAGAGTTGGGTTGAAACTGGCAAACTAAAAATTGCCAGTAAAATGTTGATAAGCGAACTCAAAGGGTTTGTGGCCTCGGGCACTAGTTTTCGAGCAAAAATTGGCGAGACCGACGATTTGGTCATGGCCATGTTGTTGGTGGTGCGTATGATGCAACTTATACAGAGTTTTGATCCCAACGTAGATGAAACACTGCGTACCCAGGATGACTTCAAAGAACCACTACCCTTCATAATGATATAAGAACTAAATACACTATGAGAGAATTAGAAAACATCGCCTCCGAGTTATTTGATAAAATTCGTACCCGTTTTGAAAAAGTCAGACTGGGCGATGAGAAATCAAAAGCCACCACAGATCCTGAACAAGCCCGCTTTTTTAACTTTGACTACACAGTTGATGGCAACCGAATCGGCAACATCACAATCAGTTTAATTGACGATGCTAGCCTTAAAATCTATTACGGTAAAAACATTGTGGATGATCTCAAAGCACTAGATCAAGAACGCGGTGAAGACGATGAGGACAAAGACATCGACGACAAAAACGCAGAAGAGTCCTGGTACGGTTTCCTGCGTGGCCTACGCAAGTTTGCCAAGCGTAACCTATTGAGTTTTGATACTAGAGACATCACCAAGAGCAATTTGGAGATCAAAGACGTGAAACAACAAGCCCGATCAGATGCAACATTGAGCAAAGACGACTTAGACATCAATGTCAACGAAAGCCGTATGTTTGGTACAAGTCGCAGCAGTTATCAAGAGTGTGGTCCAGTTAAAATTATTGTACGGCATAGTGACCATGTCGATGAAGAAAAGCGCGGAGCTCGTACACGCAATGTAGAGTCAGTGTTTGTTGAGACACACATGGGCGAGCGTTTCCTATTGCCATTTAAAAACTTACATGGTGCACGAGCAATGGCACAACATTGTAGCCAAGGTGGCAGAGTTGATGACGAAATAGGTGAAAGCATTTGTGGTATGATAACAGAGATGGATGCTATGAAGCATTTTGTACGCGAAGCCAATCGTAGACAATTTGAAGATGCAGAGACCGGAGAGATGGCACATGCCGCAGTGCGCCACTACACAGAATTAAAGAATAAACTGCGCCATATTGGCGGTCGTCGTGGATACGCACACTACAAAGAGTGCTACATGCCCGAAGGCGATATATTAGATGAAGTTGACATGGCGGGATTGCGTGAACGCTTTGTAAAGAAAATTTACAACGACAAGTTTGACGCGGCCCTTCCTTATGTTTATAGAGCTTATGCGAGGCAAAAACAAATGGAAAATACATCAATGGCCGAAGAGTTTGAATCTTGGGCAAATACTGTAACTGAAGGCTCTTGGGCATTGCCCGACGCACCCGAAGACACACAAGCATTAGATAAACTAATGTCTGAAAAATTACCATGTGGTATGGATGCACAAAACGCCACAGGCGAGTTGTATAACATTATTGGTGACGATGAATTGTTTGATAGACTGGGCGAGTTTGCCGATAGCCAAGGCGAAGCCGCAGACGATGCCGACTGCCGCGGCGTGGTAATTGAATGGTTACGCCAAAACAATTACACAGAACTAGCAGACAAGTACAACCAATTGTACACACAAAGTACACAACCACTACAGGCTCAGGCGCAACAGAATCAAACAGATGCTGCCGCCCAAGCACAACAGGCCGCAGGTCAAGGTACCACAGGCGCACCTGCTGGAGCCCCGGCAACAGCCGCTCCAGCCGCAGTAGCCGAAAGCGAAGACCCAATATTGGTCATGCGTAGACTATCCGGGCTAAAATAACCAAATTTTACCGAACCAAAAAAGGAGAATTAAATTCTCCTTTTCCCTTGACTAGGTATAAATACTATTGTATAATGCGGGAGTGCATTATACATTTAGGCACATTATTAAGGCATACATTAAGGAGAACTATTATGGCCATGACATTAGCAGAGATTCGCGCAAAATTACAAGCGAATGAGAACCGCGGAAGCGGCAACAGACCCCAAGGCGACAACGCCATTTACGCACACTGGAACATTCCAGAAAATACAACAAGTCGCGTAAGATTCCTCCCCGACGCAAATCAAAAGAATAACTTTTTCTGGGTAGAACGAGCAATGATTCGTTTGCCTTTTGCCGGAGTTAAAGGGCAATCAGACAGCAAGCCAGTTGTAGTACAAGTACCCTGTGTTGAGATGTGGGGCGAAGCCTGTCCAATTTTGGCAGAAGTGCGTCCCTGGTTCAAAGACCCTAACTTAGAAGAAATGGGTCGTAAGTATTGGAAAAAACGCAGTTACCTGTTCCAAGGTTTTGTTCGTGACAATCCAATTGGTGATGACAAGACGCCAGAGAATCCAATTCGTAGATTTATTATTAGCCCACAGATCTTTAACTTGATCAAGAACGCACTAATGGATCCAGATATGGAAAATTTGCCAACTGACTATGCTGCAGGTCTTGATTTTAACATCAAGAAAACCAGCAAAGGTGGTTACGCAGATTACAATACAAGTACATGGGCACGTAAAGAAACTGCTCTAACTGCCGACGAAGCAGAAGCCGTTGAGAAGTTTGGGTTGTATGACCTAGCAGACTTCTTGCCCAAGAAGCCAACAGATGTTGAGTTAAAAGTACTCAAAGAAATGTTTGAGGCAAGTGTTGATGGACAGCCATACGATGCGGATCGTTGGGCCAACTACTACAAGCCAAGTGGTTTCCAAGCAGGCACAGGAGTTGATGCAGATGCATTACCTGCCGCAACACCAGTGGCACAACCCAAGCCAGCATTGGCAGCAGTTCCAAAAGCAGCTGCACCAGCGGATGATACACCTCCATTTGATGTAGATGCGGCACCTGCTGCAACTGCACCGGTCGAGGCTAAACCAAGTAGCCAACGTGCCGAAGACATTTTGGCAATGATTAGAAACCGTAAATCTACTTAACCAGTAGATGCTTGTGTCGGCAGGGGTTTGCGGTCCCCTGCCTCCTTCTTTATTATGTTTTCATATATTGATCCCATCTTGTTTCCGGACCAACTCAAGGTATATGAACTTACCCCGGGTCAGTACGTGTATCCTATACACAAAAACGCCAGTAGCACCATTGCACGAGTTGCTGTTCGAGAATTAAACTATTTTGAAATACGCGAACTACAAACAATAGATGTGTATCTACGTGATCCATTTGAACGTTATGTCAGTGGAGTACAAACATATCTAAGATATCATCCTGAATTTGATCGTGAAACAGCACTACGATTCATTGAAGAATTTTTATTTTTAAATAACCATTTTAGTCTACAGTTCCATTGGATTGTAAATTTGTCACGCATGACTGATGCTTGGATGCACTTTAGACATGTGGACGAGTTACAGAGTGTGACTCACGAAGTATGGAACACATTAACACGTGATCAAACACTTGTTGATCGTTTTCAAGACCACAGTAAATTACACTACTACTTACAATTAGATAAAATACTCTACCATGAGTTCATGGATCAAACTGTTCCAATTCGAGCCGTTGGCAGACATATTGAAAGTAAATACTCATACCTGTATCGGGAAATAATTGAACGTAGCAAACACTTATGCACTGCCCTAGACTAGATCACTTTGTACGATTTAATCCTAACGGAACAGTGAGTCGCTGCGGGCATATGGTCAATGCTCCCGAGTTTAACAGTTTGGTGGAAATGGACACAAGCCAGTGGCTTGCTGATATTCGACAACAAGAGTCTCCAGCTGAGTGTGTACGCTGTATTGAAACAGAGCAACTAAACAACGTCAGTATTCGCAAACATGCTATTGAATTTGATGTAAAACAAACGCAACAGGATTATTTAATAGTGGGCGGCGTATTAGACAATTTGTGTAATAGTGCTTGTATGACCTGCAATGAAAGATTAAGTACAAAGATTGGTAGTTTAAAATCTAGGCAATTTCCTATTATAGATAACTCCAGTAGATTTTGGCAACTGCCCTTGGAACGTGTAGTACACTTAGACATCAACGGGGGCGAGCCCAGTTACAGTAAAAACTATAAGCACATACTTGCTAACCTACCCCCAAGCATTAAAAGCGTTAGACTCAATACAAACTGTAGCACAGTATTAACTGAATTGATCCCGTTAGCGGAGCGTGGGGTCGATATTACAGTTACAGTGAGTTTTGATGGTATAGGCGATGTACATGATTTTGTACGCTGGCCCATTAAATGGGATAAATTCTATGAGAATTTAATGACATATAAAACTATGCCTGTTTATTTAAATCTATGGACTACTGTCAGCGTACTAAATCAACACCAATTACCTGACTTAATTGAGTTTGCTAAGTCTCATGGCATCGACCATGAATACGCATACTTAAAACATCCAGCAGTACTTGACGTAGATAATAAAAATCAAGAGTCAATTGATCGATATATACAAGAACAAAAACAACTAAGGGGAATTAATTGAAAATAGCAATTACAGGCGGAACTGCAGGAATTGGAAAAGCCCTAGGCGACGTTTACGAAGCACAGGGACACGAAGTACTAAGGTTAAGTCGTCGAACAGGACACAATATAGTTTCAGTTACAAAAATTGCAACTGCTATAGAGACTTGCGACATGTTTATTAACAATGCACAGCAAGGATATGCACAAACAGATTTACTATTTGAAATGGCTCAACGCTGGCAAGGTACTTGGAAAAAAATAATGGTCATTAGTACGATGATGACGCAAGAGCCAGTATGCTCACTTCCAGGATTGGATATGGATGCGTATAGATTACAGAAAGCAACGCTTGAAGAGGCAGTTAAGCAAATTAGAAATCGCAGGCTTGGTATTAGACTGTTTATCGTCCGGCCCGGAGACATTGCAACACGCCCGGGAAAAACAGTACCGCCAAGTGCAGATCTAACACATTGGGCACAAACATTAGTAGGAATTTTTGACCTAGCAGGCGATGATTTGATTATTCCTGATATTTCTTTAGGACCAATATTTAGGCCAACATGAATCCAAAAACATATTTAAGCAAGAAAAATTTTTGTGTGTTACCTTGGACTGGAATGTATATCCAGCCAGATGGCGAAGTACGAAATTGTGCTATTGTTAAAGATGCTATTGGCAACATCAATAGCAGTGGTATACACGACATAGTATTAGGCAAATTAAATCAAGAAATCAAAGAGGAAATGTTGAGTGATAGTTTTCCTAAGCAATGTTCTCATTGTCATAACTTGGAAAAAATGCAACCAAACAGTTTGTCACAAGTTAGCAATCGAGTCTGGTACTTGAAAGCTCTGCGTAATACAGATCTTGAATTATTTGACGATGCTAAAAACTTTAATCTTAAACAACTAGACTTACGATGGCGGAATACTTGTAATTTTGCTTGTGTTTATTGTGGGCCAGATTTAAGTAGTGCCTGGGCAAGTGAGGTTAACCAACCTCAACATATAAACGAAACAGCGTTAAAAAATTCAATTGAATACATTTACAACAACCTTTCTACTGTAGAGCATGTTTATCTGGCAGGTGGGGAACCGTTATTAATTAAAGAAAATTTAGAATTGTTAACTAGGGTATTACAGATTAAACCTGATATAGAACTACGAATAAATTCAAATCTTAGTATAATCAACAATAATATTTACAACTTACTCAAACAATTTAAAAATGTGCAATGGACAATAAGTGTTGATAGTGTTGGTGCTGAGTTTGAGTACACACGATACGGTGGTAACTGGAATACCTTTTTAGATAATCTTGCCCAATTGTCCAAGGACTTTGAAAAGATTAATTTTAATCTAGTCTGGTTTATTTTAAATGCAAGTTCTATATTAGACTGCATTGATCAACTACAGAGATTAGGATACCATGAGAATATGTTTGTAGTTAATCCATTGAACAGCCCGGTAGAATGGCATGTGTGTAATTTACCAGACTCTGAACTCGATATAATACGCAACAAATTAGAGAAAAAACTTAGGGAATCTGATCCTGCCTATTCTCTTTACAAGTCACTGAAATTAATGTTAAACTACATTAATACACCGTTTGACAAGAACCTTGATAAAACATTTGATGTTCTTGCTGAATTAGACAACCGAAGAAAATTAGACAGCAGCAAAATTTTTACAAACTTATACACTCTTAAAGGAAATTAATTATGGCAAAACCATTCGACGTAAGCAAATTTAGAAAATCAATTACAAAGAGCATTGACGGAATCTCAGTTGGCTTTACAGATCCAACAGATTGGATCAGTACAAATAATTACGCATTAAACTATTTAATCAGCGGAGACTTTAACAAAGGTGTACCGCTAGGTAAAGTCACTGTATTTGCTGGAGAATCTGGTGCAGGCAAATCGTTTATCTGTAGCGGTAACTTGGTGGCCAACGCACAAAAGCAAGGCATCTATGTTATCTTAGTTGATAGTGAAAACGCACTAGACGAAAAGTGGTTACATGCACTGGACGTAGACACCAGTGAAGACAAACTTCTTAAACTTAACATGGCCATGATTGACGATGTGGGTAAGATGATTAGTGAGTTTGTTAAAGAATACAAAACATTACCAGAAACAGAACGTCCCAAGGTGTTGTTTGTGGTTGACTCGTTGGGCATGTTGCTGACACCCACTGACGTTAATCAATTTGAAGCAGGCGACATGAAGGGCGATATGGGACGTAAGCCCAAAGCACTGGCTGCACTGGTTCGTAACTGTGTTAACATGTTTGGTAGTTTGAATTTGGGACTAGTATGTACTGCACACACATACGCAAGTCAAGACATGTTTGATCCTGATGACAAGATCTCGGGTGGACAGGGTTTCATTTACGCTTCCAGTATTGTTGTTGCCATGCGTAAGTTGAAGTTGAAAGAAGATGAAGATGGCAATAAGATTTCGGAAGTCAAGGGTATCCGTGCCGCTTGTAAAATTATGAAAACACGCTACGCTAAACCGTTTGAATCAGTGCAGGTAAAGATTCCGTACGAAGAAGGCATGAATCCTTACAGTGGGTTAGTTGACTTGTTTGAGGGCAAGGATCTGCTTAAAAAAGAAGGTAACAGCTTGGTATACACATTGGCTACGGGCGAAATTATTAAGAAGTTTCGCAAAGCCTGGGAACGCAATGAAGATACTTGTTTAGATCGTGCAATGGTTGACTTTGTTGCCAATCCACACCATAAGACTGCGGATGTAGAAGAACTAGAAGCGGCAGTAGAAGTCATTGTTGAAGACAAGCCAAAGAAGTCAATGAAGAATGAAAATAGTACGAGTTGATCCAACGGAAAGTTACTTTTCGTTGACCTGGCAACTTGGCATTAGGTGCAATTACGATTGCATGTATTGCCCCAGTACATGGCATGATAATATAAGTCGACATCATTCATTAGAAACCTTAAAGCAAACTTGGATTAGTGTGCTGGGTAAAACTAAAAGATCTTCTTATAAGATTAGTTTTACTGGTGGGGAACCTACTAGTAGTAAAAGTTTCCTGCCATTTTTAAAATGGTTACATACCGAATATGCCAGTATCAAATTTAAAATTCTTTTGACATCAAACGGCAGTGCGACTTACAAGTATTATCAACAGTTATACGATTATGTAGATAATATTAGTTTTAGTGTACATAGCGAACATATTGATGAGCGTAAGTTTTTTGATACTGTTATACTATTGCACAATACAATTGATAAATCAAAGCATCTACATGTGAATATAATGAACGAGACCTGGAACCAGTTAAGAATACCCAAATATCAAAAGATTCTAGAGACACACGGCATAAGTAATAACGTCAATGAGATCAATTACACACTTCAAACTAGATCTATACCTATTTTTAAAGGTAAACTAAATCTTGACATTCAGTAATCATATATATTATAATTGCAAGGTAACTACCGATAACGGGCAAGAGTTCCTAATCGACGCTAATTGGATGCATAACGAGAATTTAGATCATTGGAACGGCTGGGCATGTAATGTAGGCAAAGACAGAATATATATTGATGCCAACTTAGATGTATACGGTGGCGAGTGTAAAAATGATCGGCTAGGAAACATTTTAACAGAGTGGCACATTTTAACAGATGCTACAATTTGCAATAGATTGAGATGTACAGGATGTACAGACGACTTAATACAACATAAAAGGGAAACCAGATGAGCATAGATGTAGAAGTACTTGGTGAAGCATACACCATTTTAAAACAATACATTCCAGTAAAGGATCGTCAAGAGGCTGCAGACAATTTAATGAGTGTACTAGTTGATATGCTAGGTGACATTGAACTACAGGAATTTGGCGGAACCGACAGCAACCTTAAAAAAGCACTCAAAGAATATGTTGTAGAGGAAGACAACGACGAATACGACGAGGATGAATAAGTATTTTCCAATTAACACAGAAACTGCATGTAAGTTAAAGTGGGGGTGGAGTACATTATATCTGAATTCAGGAATTACTGCCAGTTGTCATCGCGCTAGTTTTAGTAAGTTAACTGCTGAAAATTTTAATCAGTTTCATAATACACCGGCCAAGGTACAAGCACGTGATGTTATGTTGGATGGAAAGTGGCCTAGTGGTGGGTGTGAGTACTGCCAAGGAATAGAACAGTCTGGCGGTACAAGTGACCGTATGTTACAAAATAGCATACCTGGATTGTTTCCCGAGAAACAGGGGTCAGTTACTGATCCGGTTATGTTAGAAGTATATTTTAACAACACCTGTAACTTATCTTGTTTATACTGTAACCCGGGACTGAGTTCTAGTATAGATCAAGAATATACGAAGTTTGGTAATTTTAATATAGGCGGAGTTCGACTTGAATCATTGGATCAAAAGCACATACAAGATTTAGAAGAACCGTTCTGGGCATGGGCCAAGGACAATTTTAGTAAATTAGAGCGTTTTCATTTTTTAGGCGGAGAACCGTTTTATCAAAAACAACTAGATAAATTTCTAGAGTTCATTGATGATAATCCAAACTCCAACTGTGAGTTTGGTGTAGTCACTAACTTGATGATTCCATTGCCTGTTTTACAAAGTAAAATCGGCAAAATAAAAAACATCGTGGCACAAAGAAAATTAAAACGTTTTGACATCACAGTCAGTATTGACTGTTGGGGTGCGGCTCAAGAATATGTGCGTTACGGCCTAGACTTAAATACTTGGACTGCAAATTTTGAGTACTTGCTAAATCAAAAATGGATCAAGTTGAACATAAATCAAACTATATCGGCACTAACAGTAAAAACTATGCCTGAACTCATTGAACGATTATCTAATTGGCGTCGGGTTAGACCGGTTGGCCATTATTTCAGTGTCACAGAGCCGGGCCCGAGTTACTTGCGTCCGAATATATTTGGTGCAGGAGTATTTGACAAAGACTTTGAGGCTGTGTTACAATTAATGCCTACAGACACTGAAGATGATCGACGTGCATATGAATACATGTCGGGCATAGCAAACGAGATCAAACAGTCTGAGATCAATCAAATTGAGATCAATAACTTAATGGTATTTTTAAACGAAAAAGATCGTAGACGTCAAACCAATTGGCGTACAACTTTTCCTTGGTTAGAAGAATATGTGGTATAATCGTGTAGTTGCCGATCTAAGTCAAATACCTGCGTTCATTGACTATTACGAGAATGAACTGGGTGTGGCTCGCGGTGAAATTAAAATACAGGGCAATGTGGAACGTGCCTTAAGTAACTTGCCCGGTCAGACCGAGTATAGATTTAATCAACTGCAAGAGATCGAAGCAGTACTAAATTACTTGAATATTCAATTGCGTAAAATACGGCAGAAGCATTACAAAAAGTATTTGGAAGCATACGCCAGGGCTTTGACCAGCAGAGATGCAGAGAAGTATGCCGAAGCCGAGGACGAAGTCATTGACATGGAAACTATTATTAACGAAGTAGCACTAGTACGCAACAAATGGCTAGGCGTTATGAAAGGCGTAGAGAGTAAAAACTTTATGTTAGGACATGTGGTTCGTTTAAGAACTGCAGGCATGGAGGATGTTGTAGTATAATGGACTGGCGAGCTCGAGCAGACGAATTGTTAGCAGAATATCAAGCCTGTTGTCGCGCTCGACCATACCATAACGCCCTAGATGTTGAGATAGCAAAAGAAAATTGTGCCACGTGGGCCAGTCATTTGGCAACACAACGAGCATGGGCCGGGGATACGGAAATTGCCGAGGCATGTCATCAACTTGAGCCCCGATTAAAAAAATTTAAAGAAACAGTAGTATTGGATATATTAACAGATGGCACAATTTAGAAACGCATTAGAAAGTCACGAACATAGTCGAGACGTACTAGACATGCTTTATCAGTATGACAGTTTTATGGACAGCATACAGGTAGTTGCCGACATGGGTTGCGGTACAGGCCTAGATGCGGGGTGGTGGGCAACATTAATGACTCGGGATGATCCTCCCGAGCCGCATGATTATCTTGTGTATGCAGTTGATCGAAACATAAAGCAGGTCGAGCACGAAGTATTAACACACAACAATATCAAGTTCATAGAAGGTGACTTTGAACAACCTCTTATTCCTAGAGAAGTAGATTTAATGTGGAGTCATGACAGTTTTCAATATGCCGTAAACCCACTAAACACCCTACGAGTTTGGAACGAGCAAATGAGTACAAATGGCATGTTGGTATTGAATGTGCCACTAGCCCAGACTTACGAATATGATAGAATACTGACACGAAGTTTTTCAGGATGTTACTACAATCATAATATATGTACGTTGATGTATATGTTGGCGGTGAGTGGATTTGATTGTAGGGACTGCTATATATACATGGCTCCCAATTACGGGTGGGTGCATATGGCAGTGTATAAGAGTTACGCACCCATGGATCCTGCTGCAACCACGTGGTTTGATCTAGCAGAAAAAAATCTCATTAGTGATAGTGCCATGGCCAGTTTAAACAAATACGGGCATGTACGTCAAGAAGAATTAATGTTTACTTGGCTAGACAAGGACTGGCGTTGGGCTAAGAATTAATAAATACAACATGAACGATTTACGCCACTATATTGACCTGCTAGAAAGCATTCAGCTCAACGAAAAGGCACTGGTTGCTAAAGAGTTGCCTGCAGGCAAGTTGTCCGGGGCATTAAACCCTAAAACACAGAAGCCATTTACTAGACACGACTTGTTCTTGCACAAGATTGCCAACAACAGTCCGTTTACACTGGTCAAGGGCGGAGAAGTAATCATTGATCCACGTGAGCTTAAACGAGCCAAGGCTTGGTTAGCAACAGGTCCTGTTGTTCCAGAGAAGTTCAACACCATCAATGGCGGTACAGTTAAGAACACAGAGTTGCAAAAAACTGTAGAGTTTGGCAGTAGTGAAAAAGAAACCATTGAGCTCAAAGGCAGTGACATTTTTAGTCCTGGTAGTACAGACGTTGCAGTCAATGACATGGGCAATAAGATACAGGATATTCTCAAGGCCGGTGGATTCCCTGCAAGCGAGATGTATGAGCAAATCGTCAACAGTCCAAAAATTGCCGAGCTGGGAAAAGTTGGAGAGGCCATTAGAGACATGGCTTCGCATATTGCCATGCTGACTCCGCCTACCGTACCGCCAGGCCTGCCCAAGCCGGCAGTCAAGGCCATTGAAGTCTATGCAAGTGAATACTTGGGTGTTCTGGGACTGCTTACTGGAACTACTACATTTAAACAAGGTAATAGACAACAGTTTGATGAATTTATTGGCACTAGCCTAAGTGAAATGATCATGTATTTTCCCAAGGATACTGCAAATCCCTTGGCCGACAGTTTTAGCGTGGTAAATGATTCAACTGGACACGCTATTAAAATCAGCAGTAAAGCTGCAGGTCATGGTGCCGCACCTAGTATGGGCAGTTTAAAAGTGCCCGACGATGTACGAAAGAAGTATCCTGAATTTTATGAGTTCTATACGGTGGCCAATGACGAAAGTTATACCATGTTCGAGCAACCATTTATTATTATGAATTGGTTGTTGGAAAATCACCCCAGTACCATACCTGCTGCGTATAAAAATATGATGCCATTTGATGCTGCAACCATTAATGCATGTCAAACAAGTTTTAAAACCAAAAAGCCCATGGCCAAGGGCTTGTTCAATTTGTTTGCCAAACGTCTTGGTGATCAAGTAAAGAAAAATACTGCGACCGATGGCGGCAAGGCCTGGTACGCGGTGTGTTCGGACATGGTCAAAATTGTAAACGATGGACGCACAATTAAAAATCTACGTGCAGGTATAATTGAGAGTTTGGGCTACAACTTTATTCAATTGTACTCCAACATCAAAGGCGATGTACTAGTAACTGAGGCATTTTGGCCAGCAAAGATACACGGCGATGCTAGAGTCAAAAGCAAAGGCTATGCCGGTAATCCCAACTATGGTAGATTAAGTTTTGAACTAGATCCAAACAAAACTGCCGACGACATGGGGCAAGAGCCTGTATCTTCAAACGCACCTGCATTAGATGCGAAAGCTCAGGAAATTGGCACTGCACACAGCATAGGCGGCTTACGTCCCAAAGGTGCTGCCAAGTCTGGCGAAAGAAAGTCTCCGGACAACCAGCGCGGATATCGTAATTAATTGCTTGACACGCAATAGCATTTCGTATACAATAAACATATCGCGCTGATAGCTCAGTTGGTTAGAGCAGAGGACTCATAATCCTTTGGTCGTGGGTTCGAGTCCCTCTCGGCGTACCAAATAAAGGAAATAAAAATGGACATGGATCAAGCAGCAGTATTTTTAGCCGGCTCAATTTTAACTTGCCTAGGTTTTATAGTAGTGGCAATGGCAATACTAGTAATCAATAATCTCTGTAGCAAGTATTGGAAACCTATTACTTGGATACGTTATGAAGAAGGATCACACGAATTGCCTCCAAGATTTGTAACGCAAGAAGAAATTGATAAAACTAACGAACCCAAATTAAAATAAGTGTCGAGTTTAATTAAAGAAGATAAGTGGAGTCAATTTGGCCATTACTTGGTGGGCAACGATCCTACCCCACTGTACCATCCAAAATTGGCACTTGAGGCTAACCGTAATAATCAAGGCCAAGTGAGGTTTATATTTCACGACACTGTATTTGAAGCAGCCAACCCCAAAATTGAACCAACAGAAACTTTGCTTGATCTATATATTCAACGGGTCCAACAACTTCGAGAAAAGTACGATTATATAGTACTACTATACAGTGGCGGAGCAGATAGTCACAATGTTCTAAAATGCTTTGAACATGCGGACGCAAAGTTAGACGAAATTGTAAGTTTTGTTGACTCTGGATATAAAAGTAAAGATAGTAAAATTAGTTCGGAGATATATCGTGTAGCACTTCCTGAAGTAATTGAATATCAAAAAAAGTATCCTGAATGTGAGTATCGATTATTAGAAATTAGGGATATACAACAAAAACTATTCGCTGATACTGCATTTAAGTTTGACTCCTATCAGGATATGTCGTACCACATTATACCTTTTGCAGTCATGCATTATTACGGATTAAACTATATTAGCAAGTATCGGGATCTACATAATTCAGGCAAGCGTGTGTGCGTGTTACATGGAATAGATAAATTAAAATTACGTAGCCGACCGCCGGAAAACAAATGGCACTTTTACTTTGATGACTTTAGTAGTATGTTTGGACAGAAACACTATTTTAGAGAATATCCAATTTATGACGAATTTTTTTATTGGACTCCCGAAGCACCATTAATCACTATTAAGCAGGCCCACATTGTATCTCGATATATGGATTATTTAGACAGTATAAAACAAGAAACTCCTTATAGAGCCAATGAGCGTGTAAATACCATTTGGCGCAAAAGCGGAACAATTACCAATTGGGAGTATTTTAATCATATCATTTATCCTTTTTGGCAACAAGGAACCTTTTCAACAGGCAAGACATTTGAGAGTAGGTTAAGCAATGCCAGAGATGATACCCTATCTCGTAGTCCAGACGAAATAATGACAATCTATAAGAAAGGTGTTGCCAAGACTTTGGTGCTAGCCAAACAAACCGGTAACCAACTAACACCTAACTCGCTCTCCAATTCGCCGGACAATCAGACATTAATTGGACTAAAGTCCATGGAAGCGGCATCGCACTATATAGAATAAACATTTATCCAAAACACTTTACAACAAGGTATAAATAACTTATAATAGAAACACTATGAAACATTGTATTAAACATTTACAGCCGACACTAGCACTACTAGGTTTACCCGCCTATTGGTCTGTGTTCGCCGTATCAACAATGATTAATAGTGATCGTGAACCATGCGGGGGCTGCAGTTAACATATCTTACATACAAGTATTTTAACTAGAGCCCCTGGACTAAACACTCAGGGGTTTTTCATTATAGGAGTTGAAAATGGAGAACAAGAAAAAGCCTCTAACAGAGCAGTTACCTTTGTTTCTCTCTCAAGAACAAAGGCTTGCTCTAATAGAAGAAAAAGTTAAGCGTGCCGAGCAACATGTCAAGGATCTAGTAGAAATTGCTAGACGCTTGAAGCAATAAGCCGCAAGTGGTTAAGAGTAACGAGGACTCTGCTACACACTATAAACAGTAATGAACGGGCGGACAGGATACATGGAGTTCCATTTGTGGAACAATAGACTCCTGGGTAGGGTATTATCTCTATCATATCCGGTGGCAACACCGGGTATTCTAAAACATATTAGACGAAAGCGTCCAAAGGTCCTGAACACCTTGTGGGACAGGGCACAGGAATCACCGTGACACTAGTATGCTTTAGAATACGGAAGTGTGGCAGAGTCTGGCTTATTGCGTTAGTCTTGAAAACTAAAGACTTGAAAAGGTCCGTGGGTTCGAATCCTACCACTTCCGCCAGAATCTAGCGTATTGTCAAAGATATGCATAAATACAAACATAATAATTGGAGAAATCTCAATGAGCAGCTTAAATTTAACACACACTAGTAAAGTAACCTACGATAATATCAAACCAAAATTGTATGATGCTGATCCAGTTTATGCTGCAGCCGTCGCAGCAAAAATTGCCGAAATGGTTGCAAGTGGAAAAACTGATGGGGTAATTGTGTATGGGGCTGACGATAACGTAATATATAGAAATTTTACTAGCGAAGCAGCAGCTTACGAATGGCTTGAATGGGTGTACGCACATAACGAGCCTGTAGATTATCCTAATGTTACACACTCAATCGTTACTGACTATAGCCCGCCAACTAATCAAACGCCAGAACACGAAGCTGCACGTCGTGCAAGAATCCTTGGCAACGACGCCTAATATATTATTTTAATTGTGCTCTAAAAGCCACTGTGACTCTTGGCTCGGTGGTCCATACGGCAGCAGGTCGTGTGGTATGTAGAGTACGCCCGTCGTAAGCAATAATCCGTCCTGGAACAGGGCTTACAATTTTTTCGGCCCATCCTAGATCAAAATTTCTGCGTTGTGCATCAGTATCAACAACTTGAAATTGTTGTTGGTCACCAGTTGCACGATCTGAATAGTAAACACATTCAGCAAACCAGCTGGGATACCATGCCAAGTTAGCAACATAAAGAATGGTAGCAGTTGTTGCATCATTTAAGTCTGGAGTATCTCTGTGTACTCCGTGGCTGTGTTTGATCGTTTCTTGATACTGAGCATTGGTATAAACACGCCAACCAGGTTCTAGTCCGGGTATTGCAGTTTTTGCTTTCAAATTGCCCGGTATGCCTTCTGGGTAGCCAGTTAGTTTATAACAGGAGCCTAGGGATTTATTGATAGATTCCCACAAGGTATTAATAACTCGATGACGTGCTTTTAAATATTTGTCATCTGCGGCAAGTGCGATACGTGCCATACTAATACCATGTACCGCCAATGGATTTCGATGTGGGTAGTCTAATCCATCTTGTCTTGGTACGTAAGTCTCTACGCTTTTATCTTGTTTATATTGTATGTGCCAGGTTTGGTCTAGTAAATAGTCCCAAATCTGTTTTCGCAATGTTTCTGGGACTGCATCGTCAATAACTTTAATGTTCATATAGTATTTAAGTGTTGTCTAAATACAACAAAACAATTTGCACTCTAATGGTATCGGTGCTACAATAGAAACAAGTCGAGTAATTGGCATCGTTTGGTTACAGAAAACAACGTGTTGTGCAAAAACAACAACCAGATTTGCAAAGAAATGGTGTTGGTGCTACAATAGAAGTAAGTTAAGTAATTAACAACGTTCTTTAAAAAGTTGAGTCGTTTTGTAGTAACCCGAGAGGGTTGCTATTTTAAAACACATTTGGGGTTACCAGACCCGTTAGTGGCATTGGTAGAAGTGAATTGGTACCGGCGGGTGCCCACTTGCTATCAGTCATGAAGCCGAGACTGCTTGAGTTTCAGAAAAGCGGCGGATCGTCTGGCAGTAATGATCGTGGTGACTTGGCCTCGCAAGCCAAGCAGAATAAGATCCACAATGATTCCCCGAGCGTGTTTTAAAATAGTCTTACAAGATTATTGATAAGTGTTTGAGATGAAAAATAGGTATCGTCGGCAGACGTGTCGACTATGCGGGCCTAACTGGCGTGGAACAGGTCCTAATATAACTAGCCATACGCTGTTGCCGGGAAGCCCCCGACGCATAAATTGGCACTCAAACATTTTTCAATAATTTTGGTCTCATAGTATAATGGTCAGTATAGCGGCTTGTCACGCCGTTGATAGGAGTTCGATTCTCCTTGGGACCGCCAAATTTTGCTGGGTTCATCTAGAGGCCTAGGATAGTAGCCTTTCACGCTATTCACACGGGTTCGAATCCCGTACCCAGTACCAAAACAATACAACGGTGGCAGAGTGGTCCAATGCAACGGATTGCAAATCCGTAAAGCCGGGGGTTCAAATCCCTCCCGTTGTTCCAAATTGGAGATGTGGCAGAGAGGTCGATTGCGGCAGACTGTAAATCTGTTCTTAACAGCACGGTGGTTCGAATCCATCCGTCTCCACCAAACGTTCCAGCGTCACTGGATAGTCTGACCCAGACGATGAGAAGTGCTGTGACAAGCACGGGTGGTTCTGAAACGAAAAGTTTCACACAGAGGCCATGATAGAACATGGATTGTATGTGCGGTTCAACCTAACCGGCGTTGGCAATACGAGAACGGTCCCTGTCGGGAAGCGGGTGGAGGGTGTAAGTGATGAATAGACTAGTTGGGGCAACTTGACGAAATTTCTGATACACTATAATTACCGCCGGGGGGCGCCAGAGCATTTATGTTGAAGTTAGTTTAGTGGCAAAACCGCGGGTTGTGATTCCGCTATCATGAGTTCGATTCTCATACTTCGACCCAAATTCGGGGGATTGGCGTAATTGGGAACGCACTAGATTTGCATTCTAGAGTCAGGAGTTCGAATCTCCTATCCTCCACCAAATTGGAGCATTGGCCGACCGGTTAAGGCAACAGATTGCTAATCTGTCATTCAGCAATGGGTGAGTAGGTTCGATTCCTACATGCTCCGCCAAATTGTTCGGGAATAGTGTAATGGTAACACTACAGACTTTGACTCTGTCATTCTAGGTTCGAGCCCTAGTTCCCGTGCCAAATATGCAAGTGTAGCTCAGCCGGTAGAGCAACGGACTTTTAATCCGCTGGTCGTGGGTTCGATCCCCGCCACTTGCACCAGGTAATGTAGCATAACGGTAGTGCAACTGCTTCATACGCAGTCAAGTGGAAGTTCGATTCTTCCCATTACCACCAGATAATCTCGTATCCGGTACAAACGGTTCTTTGGCAACCGGAACTACTTCGACAAAAGGTGTTGGTTTTACGTCAAGAGTTGTGTCACGTGTAAATTCACGTACATTAGTAGAACGCATTGGATCTCGATATGGTTCATAATCTCTATAAGCATTATGCCATAATTCGTTTACACCTAGATTAACGTTTTGTTTAAAAACAGACATACAGTATTTACTTCCTTAGCTCAAAAGCAGAGCATTCGACTGATAATCGAAAGACGTAGGAGCGTTACCTTCAGGAAGTACCAAGATTTATGTTGACAGGCGTCTGCTTGTCGTATATAATAGTTTTACGCCGACTTAGCACAGTGGTAGTGCAATCGCCTTGTAAGCGATAGGTCATCAGTTCGAATCCGATAGTCGGCACCAAATATTCCTCGATAGCTCAGTTGGTAGAGCAAAGCACTGTTAATGCTTGGGTCACACGTTCGAACCGTGTTCGAGGAGCCAAAGGATCATAATGACAGACTATATAACAACATTCGTTGCAATTTTTTTACTTGACATTGTGTACACCTACTATCTAAGATGCGTGGCCGCTGACAATGTATTGGGTGCGAGTTTTTGGAGTGTGGCCTGTTATATATTAGGAAGTGTAGCAGTCATAAATTATACAACCAATCACTGGTTAATGATTCCGGCCGTGGCAGGTGCGTTTTGCGGCACGTATGTTGGCATGAAGATTAAAAAGAAACAATTCGGAGTATAGCACAGCCTGGTAGTGCGCCTGGTTTGGGACCAGGAGGTCCGAGGTTCGATCCCTCGTACTCCGACCACGAACGCGAGTGTGGAGAAATGGTATACTCAGGAGACTTAAAATCTCCCGTCTTAGGGCATGCCGGTTCGAGTCCGGCCACTCGTACCAATTCAAAACTGGCTATAGTACAACGGATAGTACATAGAGCTTCTACCTCTAGAATGTGGGTTCGATTCCTGCTAGCCGGACCAATAAAGTAATGCCTCGGTGGCGCAATATACCGGGTAGACGCATCTGTTCAAGAGACAGACTAGTTGCGGGTTCGAATCCCGTCCGGGGCACCAATTAGATAATGCGCTTCCTAAAATAAGGCATTAGTTGTTTATATAGTCCAATATCAAACTGCATCACACATATATCAGGACTAAAAATATCCGAGACAAAATCTCCAATTTGATTTTTATCTACTTTGGTATACGTTTTAGTAAACTCATGTACCGCAGGCGTTATATTTAAATAGTTAAGCCAAACTGCATCAATATTACAAGCAATGTTATTGGTTAAATTCTCGATAGTGATCGAGTTACGATCGTGTATATTGATAGGTGCAATAAAATCTAAGTTACTACGACATTGTACTACTTTAACAACGTCGTTAACAGTAACTCTAATGTGTATTAACTCCTCACTAGAAAAATTAAATTTCAAATTGTGTACCGGAACATAATTAAAGTCCATATCAAATCCCTTGTAAACTAGTTAGTGTATCTTGTAAACTTACAAAAGGATACTGACTTGGTTTGAATGTCTTGTATGCATTATCTTTTTTATAGACAAACAAGTACTGCTGATCAAATCGAGCAAGTTTTTTAACTATCCAGTGTATACTTAATGAACTGTTGACTTTTTCTTTATTATGTAAGAAATCGTTATTATGCCAATACTGAACAACAACTTCTTTAAACGGTTGTTTATACTCGTTATACTTGTCACCTATTAGTGATGTTTTATTATGTATACACCAAGAGTCAAATTCAGGTGTATTGAAAAATTGTACGGTATTATTGGCAAAATTGTTTTCTAAATTGTAGTCCCAGTCCCGACGTGCAAAGTTTGTATGTCGTATGTAAAAATAAAACCACCAACGTGCATCAAACACAGTCGCAATTGGGCTCTGTGATTCAGAAAACAACTGTTCGCAACGTGTGATGAACACGTCGTTACATCCTTGTGCTTTAAAAAATATCTGCCAAGGTTGATTGAGCCAAGTGCCATGTTCATCGTAAAAACTACGATCTAAACTACCAGTTATTTCATCTGCACTAGTACCAGTGACAATTAAATCATCGGGCTTAAATTTTGTATCCCATCGGTCGCTCCACATTGTGGTACGGATATTAAATTTCTGTATGTGGTCGTAGAAGTAAGGATTTTCTCTTATGCTTTCACAGGTGTGATACAGTTCGATTTGATCAGGAGGTGCAACAGATAGTATACTTGCAACTGAAAGAGTACTGTCAATACCGCCACTCCAGAATAATTTTATGTTGTTGTTTTTATCAACAATTTGTTGTGCCCTGCGTTCTACAACTGCTGAAAGACTTTCGGGCGCAGAGACTTCGGGATCTGCAACAGCGTCAAAAGAGATGCGTTGGGTAAACTTATAGAATCTAGGTTGGTTAGTATACCCGGCCTCGTTTGCGTCCTTGCTCCAAATGGAATTTAATTGGATTAAAAATTCGTCATCTGTAGTGAGTCGGGCATTACGTTGTAACCTGGGCAGTAGGTTAACGAATGCTGGCGTCACTTTGGCCAGCGTTGGGAGTGTTATCTTGTCCATCGAGATACCTTAATGGGAAGTAGACCTATCATTTCTGACAAATACTGAATAACGTCTTCTTTTGAGGGCTCGGTAGAAAAATCATAGGAGTATGACAGCTCTAGTATTTTCTTCTCAACATCAATTAGTCTTACCAATTCGTTATCATTGAATTCTAATGTAGTTTCTTCGCTGTTTAGTTGCGACAACCGATCAATCATTAATAACTCTTTTTCTTTTTGAATAAGTTCGGTCACAGCAAGAAGCCAGCGCAAACGGCGAAATTCGATTTCTTTATTCATAAAAATATTTATACTCCTATCTCACTTGACAAATATAAGTAAGTATAGTACAATGACACAAACGCGGGATTGATGTAATGGTTGCCTGTGACCTTGCCAAGGTTATCGTAGGAGTTCGATTCTCCTATCCCGCTCCAGAATCTGCATCCTTAGCTCAGCGGTAGAGTTCCTGATTTACATTCAGGCTGTCGGCGGTTCGATCCCGTCAGGATGTACCAGATATATTTGGCCCTCTCGTTCAGTGGCAGGACTGCGGATTCCAAATCCGCCAACTGGAGTTCGATTCTCTGGGGGGTCGCCAGTTAAATATAGTGTTAGGAGTGCGAAAAAATTTCACTAGCCAGAAGCCTAACTGCTTGGGAAAAGTATGTTTCCTTGTTCTGCCTGCAACCTGAAAGGGAAGGACCGGGCGGCTCCCGGATCAGCATAGAACAAGGAAGGGGACGACGATTTAGAACCCCTTTAAACGTGTAGCAGTATTCTTAACACTTATTTTTTTTGGGTCCTTAGTACAATGGATAGTATGCTATGCTTCGAACTTAGCGATGTGGGTTCGATTCCTGCAGGACCCGCCAACACACAATGAATAAAACAATAGCAAACGGAAAAGTAGCAGTATTATCTAGCCCTGGGTATGGTGCCGGATGGAGCACCTGGAATCCCGACTATCCCGAAATGGTATTTGATCCGGGCCTAGTTGATCTAGTACTGGAGGGCAACGAAGAGAAAATACTAGCCTATATTGTACTCAAATGGCCCACAGCCTTTATGGGCGGTGTTGAAGATCTTAGGGTAGACTGGTTACCTGAAGGCGTTGACTTTGTGATTGAGGAGTATGATGGCGCCGAAACCATAGTAATAAAAGATAAAATGAAATGGATTACCGCATGACATTGCATATATTAGATCCCGACGATGGCACTCAAGTATACATGAGTTTTGCTGACTTCTTCGATTTAAATAATCCTGGACACTATGTGCTGCACAGTGACTGCAACCACAGCGACCCAGTGGATTTTTTAATACAAAATGCCGTTGCTTACTACGACAATTACGACAAATACAATTTTAAGCATTTATTATTTTTGGATATACGGCATAATTCTGAAGACCAGATAGCACAACTACATGGTAATAGAACAGATCGTATAATAATAACAAACGCCAGAGATTTTGGCATAACAGACTCTAGAATATTGTTTAATGACTATTTGTTTAATATAACAAAAGCATACTATTTGGGTTATAATTTCTCTATGAGTATGCCTTGGCGATTTGATGGTAAATCTGATTTTGTAATTTCTGAACCTGTGGCTCCCGAAAATAAACATAAAATTTACATAGCACCCAACAGAACTTACTTTGACCCAGAGATGCCCAAACAGAGATTTTACAGAGGCCAATTGATGCAACTGTTAAAAACCAAGTATCGAATATTGGGACATTTGGGAAATGTCACAGACCCAGACATAGGCGGACTGCGTACAAACACCGACTTAACATCACCAATTGGATTCAGACCACCGCACGATACCTATTATCAAGACAGTTTTATTAGCATTTATGGCGAAACACTTGAGTACGGATCAACATTTGTGGCAACGGAAAAAACATTTAGTCCTTTAATTAAAGGGCATTTTATTTTGCCATACAGCACATGTCGATTCATCGAGTACACCAAAAAGTATTACGGATTCCAATTCCCCAATTTTATTGATTACAGCTACGATCTTGTTGAAGATGACGAAAAACGATATCAAGCATATAGTGCAGAAGTAGAACGTTTATTGGCAATGCCCATTGACCTCTGGCGTGAGCATTGGAGTAACAATTTAGTACTAATACAAATAAATCAACAGATATTTCACACACGCCCGTATCACTGTACAGATTTGACAAGTATATTAGAATAGTGTATAATAAACACATTAAGGAAAGGAGAGACGTATGCCCGGTGTATTTTTAGTAAGCGACACACATTTTGGACACATGGGTGTATGTCGCTTCACACGTAACGATGGTGTTACAAAGTTAAGGCCGTGGGATAGTCCTGAGGAAATGGACGAAGCAATGGTTCGGGCCTGGAACGAACGTGTACGGCCCACTGACAAGGTCTACCATTTGGGTGATGTTGTGATCAACCGCAAGGCGTTAAAAACCTTGGCCCGCTTGAACGGCGACAAGGTGTTGATACGTGGCAATCACGACATCTTCCGTGATGACGAGTACCGAGAGTATTTTAGAGAATTACGAGCCTACCATGTGATGAACGGAATGATTCTCTCTCATATTCCGTTACATACAGAG